ATAGCATACTGAGTGAGAAAGTCAAGGGTTTTGTATAAAGTTTATTTTAGGATTTTAAGTGTATATATATCAATGACTTAGAGAGACGCTTTTCATTTTATGCTGCTTTTATGCTAGATATGCGTATTAGTACTGATATCGTTAAAAACGGGATTTTAGTGCTATTCCGGTCGTAATGACCTGACATGAGACTTATGTATCTTACACTGGATAATACCGTTCATGTAGTCATCGCTCAAGAGAACCTCTCGCTCAATCTGCTCACGCAACTCAAGATAGCTCATCACACCTTTAGTATCACATAGATGTAGAATCTCTCTGTGGAATGCGTTCTGACCGTGTTCCTCAACCAGAGTCTTCAGCAAGTCTGATGATCCGAAGTATTTTTTCCAATCAGACTCTTTCACAACTTTACGCTTTCTAGTCTTGCCTTTAAGAGGTGGCAGTCTATTTGTAGACTTGAAGAGTTTCTTACCTACATACTTTTTACCAGTATTCTTTTCTGTGATCATATAGACAAAGCCCACTCTATCGCCAATCATATCGCTAGTAAACTCTTTGTCTTGCCAATACCACACTTCAGTCCCAGTCCTCTTCTGATACACCGTTTTCCCAAAGAGGCTCCTCTTCGCGGTCTATTTCCGATCCACACATCGGACAAAATCTAACTGGGTCTTCCTCTACGCTCTCTACTGTATACACACAATCACAGTAATCGCATATCAATTCTTCACTAATCATACTCTCTCTACCTCTACGTTACATGCTGATAAAAAATTAGTTCCATCTGTATTTTTATATTCCGTTCTATAAAAAACTCTAGATATGCCAGCACCATAGACTAGCTTTGCACACTCCATACATGGGGCGTGAGTGATATATATGTCTGCTCCTAAACCGCTTTCGGATGACCGCGCTAATTTCATCAAACAATTACTCTCAGCGTGTAGTACCTCTTTCTTGGTGGCGTTGTTATCGTCCTCACATATGTTAGTCCAGCCAGACGGCATTCCGTTATAACCTATGCTAAGTATTCTATTATCTCTTACTATAATAGCTCCAACTTTAAGTCGTTTGGCTGAAGACAAAGCTCCGAAAGTCTCTGCTGTTGTCATATACGCTTTTTGCCACTTATCCATATTATGCTGGGCACCCATCACCATTCATCTCACAGATACTATCTTCTCCAGTGTTGTCGCTCCAGCCCCAACTACCTTCCATTCCGTTAACAGAATATTCCGTCACTCTCTTCTCAAAGAAATTGTCGTGTGAAGCACCATTCAATACCCAATCTAACCAAGGCAGTGGATTATCCTTTGCTTTGAATTTGGGCTTCATACCAAGCTGTAACAAGCGGCGATCAGCAATATGTCTAATATACTGTTTAACCTCTGACTCAGTGATACCCTCTTGATCGCTACCATTAAAAGCTAACTTAACAAACTTGTCCTCTAACTTGACGGCATTAGCTGCCATCTCGTACACTTTAGACTTCAACTCATCGTTAACGATACGTGGATGCTCTTCACAAAACTCTCGAAACAGTTTGGCGTTACCCTGTACGTGCATCGTTTCGTCACGTATAGACCACTCTACAATAGTGCCCATACCGCGCATTTTACCGAAGCGTTGAAAGTTTAACAGCATCACAAAAGATGCGAATAGTGACATGCCTTCATTGAAGACTGACTGTGCTAATACTAAAGCCAGACCTGTATGAGTATTGGTGTTGCCCTCTTTCATGAAGTCCAACTTGTCAGCCATTTCCTTGTACTCTAGAAACGAGTGAAACTCTTCGTCAGGCAGACCCAGCGTGTCGTTTAGAAGAGCATATGCGCGTTGGTGTACACCTTCTCGATTTGCGAACGATGATAGCATATTACGAATCTCATTATTCTTGAATCTAGGAATCAACAACTCGTGATAGTTCTCTCCAACTTGCACATCGGATTGAGTAAATAGACGCAGTATTTGAGTGACAAAATTCTTTTCATCTACCGTCAGTTTTGTTTTCCAGTCTTGTACATCAGACGAAAGTTCTGCTTCATCTTCTGTCCAATGAATTTCTTCATGCTTCTTAGTAAGCTCTACTGCCCATGGGTAAAGAAATGGACGATATGCTTTGCTATATTCTAGTAAGTTACTCAAGATACTTTCTCCGATTTGCTATATGAATTATTAACCTGAACAAGCCTGACATTCATCATCTGACGGCTGTTCCACTTTTTTATTTAGAAATTCTGTTAGTTCGTTATAACCGCCAATATACTCTCCTGCTATGTATATTTGCGGAACACTCTTAACATCTTTGCGACCTGTTACTTCAGCAGCAGATTTACCTGTGCTAGCCAGATCGATGGTATCAAATGGTATGCCATGTAACTTAAGCTCTTCCATTGCCATAAAGCAAAATGGGCAATCTTTCTTAGAGTAAACTATGCTACGTGTATCTCCAGCTAGAACAACTCTTTCAATTTTTTCACTGACGTTTTCGGCTCTGTGTGCTGCCTCTGTACGTAGATAATATAATCCCTTTAGACCGGATTTCCATGCGCGAAGATGTACCTGACTCACATAAGATTTGGGCGCACCAGCCGGGAAAAACAAGTTGACTGATTGCCCCTGGCAGATGTACGTCTGTCGATCTGCTGCATGTCGTATAACCCAATTTTGATCAAGTTCATCCGCTGTCTTAAAGATGGCTTTCTCGCCTTCAGTTAGGAATGGAAGATGCTGTACAGAACCTTTCTTCGTGATAATAGAAGTCCAATTCGCATCAGTATTTTCATTCTTAGCTATAAGTAAATCTTCTAGATAGTGATTTTTAACTAGAAAAGATCCTGATCGAGTTCTATGAGTATAGGCATTAGCTTTCATAGGCTCAATAGAAGGAGATGTTGAGAGTATCACTCCAGATGATGCATTAGGCGCAACTGCTAGTAAGTGAGAGTGTCTCCGACCTGTACCCACTCCGTCTAGATACTCTCCTCTCTCCGTAGCCAAAAGTTCAGTCTCAGCTAGGGCTTGACTCTTTATTTGACTGAACACAGTCGCATTCATCTCTTTGGCTGTTTCGGATTCCCAAGCAACGCCGTGCTTCTGTAATAGACTGTGGAATCCCATCGCACCCAGACCTATAGATCGTTCACGAGCAGCACTAAACTTAGCTTTCGGTATCGTGTCTGGAGCATTTTCAATGAAGTATTCTAGGACGTTATCAAGCATACGAATAAGGTCAGCTACAATAGTAGTATCTTTCCACTCCTCGTAATACTCTAGATTTAATGAAGATAGGCAACAAACTGCTGTACGTTCTTCGCTGGTGGGGAGTTCTATCTCTTGACAAAGATTTGAGCCGTGAATCTTAAGACCCAAGTCCTTTAGACTCTGAGGTAAATCACGATTGGCTGTGTCGATAAAATGCATGTATGGCTCACCCGTTCTGAACCTAGTCTCTATAATGCGCTCCCACAACTTACGTGCATCTAGCGTGTCTTTAACGCTTCCGTCTTTTGGATCGCGCAGAGAAAACGTATCTCCTCTTGATACAGCTTCCATAAACTCATCGGTGATGTTGATGGCATTATGTAGATTGAGTGCTTTGCGCTGAACATCGCCTGTGGGAATACGCATGTTAAGAAATTCAATGATGTCTGGGTGAGATATATCCATATATGCAGCATAGGAACCCTTGCGTGTCTTACCTTGTCGATAAGCAATCATATCAGCATCTACTGTGTGCAGAAACGGCATTGGGCCTGGTGCTACATCAGATACCGTTCTCACATCACTCCAGTGTCCACCAACTCCACCACCGTACACAGATAGCCATCGCAGTTCGCTTGTGTGGCTAATCAGACCTTCTAGTGTGTCTGGAACATATGTAAGAAAACAAGAAATTGGAAGACCCTTATTCTGTTTAGAGCCGTTGGGCGCATTAGATAATACGGGAGATGCAAACATGAACCACTTGTTTGAGACATAGTTATATAACCTTTGAGCCAAGTCTTCATCCATCTCGTCATGATATTTCGACCAAGCCGTTGATGCTCGTCTATAAGCTTCTTGGGGAGATTTCTCATATTCTGTGAGATAAAATTCTTTTAGCATTCCTACAGCGTAGGGCTTCAGTAGGTCATCTTTACTCTTATCTATTTTTACCGTCATTTTATTCCCGTTATAGCGTGTTGTAAGTGTGATATTATATCACAGTTGCTCGAAGGTGTCAACACACCTTCTTCCATTCAGCAAGCTGTAATTTGCCCGATAATCCTTGATACGTGTTCATATCTATAAGTAACTCAACCTCTGCTTTATTCATTCCAGAAAGTATCATATCATTTATATCATTGAGTATTATCTTCTCTGGAAAGATGCAAATCTTAAAGCCTCTATCCAAGCACTTTTCCATACGAGCGACAATCTCTTTATTCCGAGGCTCATTGTCAAAAATGAACACAGCATTCTCCGTACTCTCTAGCCCCCTGGCATTACCATCTGCGCCAGCCATAGCTACTGCATTGCTAAGAAATAGACTGTCTATGGGTCCTTCGGTTACATAGTACTTTTTACTAAAATCAACATCGCTCAAGTTGAACATCTTGGGCATACTGTCATCTAGCATTATAGTTATATATCTCAGACCACTGCTTCCGAAAGCTCTAGCGTTAAATCCAAACAGAACACCTCTCTTATCTATGAAAGGCATGATCAGTCTAGGACTGTCCTTCTCAAGCACAGGTAACTTGCCCGGAATGATGGAGTTGACCCACTCATTGAACTTAGGAGCATAGTATAATTTATAGTGATCTGATGGAAGAATCTGACGTTTTTGTAAATAAACTTTGGCTTTATGATCGTGATCTAATTGAGATATTTTCTTGATTTTAAGAAGAGGTGAACCACTCTTACGAAACTCGGGTGCTTTCATTTTAAGAGTGTCTAGAGGTTTAACCTTTTCGGTTCTCGTGCTTTGAAATAAATCTCGCTTCTGACCTCTTTCCATAGCAGAATCGATCACATATTCATTGAATAGATTGTGATCAATGAACTGTAAAAAGCTACGCATATTGTGAGATGCATTACAATT